TGCAGTTAAATCCCACTTTGTTTTAAACATCAGACTCTAAAAAATTTATCCAGTGCGCATGCACACTGGCTTATTAAAAAATAAGTCTAAGTATAAAACTAAAGTGTGCACACCGTATGCGTGCTGGAAGGGGCTCTTTTACCCCACCTAGTGTCTGGACTAGGATTTTGGTGCCGAAGTCATAACCGGCGCATTGACATAATGAGAGAGTGAAAAATCTTCGCCCGCACTACACAACGTAATCAACGAAGTCGGTTGTGCACCGGTAAGATTGTAATGATGGTAGGCAGCCAACCATTGCCTTCCACCAAGCTCATCATTATTCTTTGCTTGGGTATCCTGACCATACGCAAATCGTTTGTTAGTATAGAAAGGAACTTCGATTTCCAATGTCGGCATCTGGCTCTCTAAAGTATGTGAGGCACCATGACCAACATTGGGTATCAGATTCAATAACGCGGTATCTGAAATCGCGCCCAATGGATAAGTAAAGCCTTCGTCAGACGTAAGACCTGCTTTTCCTGGGATTAAATGTGCCCATAGACTATTGATTGGCTCACGTCCATGAGAAAAGCTACCAGAGGCGTTATCGTAAACTATTGGGGGTTGGTTCATGATAATCTTCCATCTAACAGCACCGCGCCTGGCAGCAAAAGCGGGCGTTAGGTATGTTAAGAAAGTTGTTCTTCGAGGCTGCGGGAGTGCAATTGAATCATCAACACCTGAATACAGTGGAAACTGAGTAAAACGTGGTTTCTCTATATACATCGTTTCATTTGTCGGTCCCAAAGGGAAAGATTCTTTGTAAACAGCAGGTCTTTTCAGAACACTTCTTAATGAAGTAATGGATTCACCAAAATACGTTAACATATCAGTATTTGTTTGAACTGTATCAACATAAGTACCAAGATCAGTGTTTCCCATAGGACTCGTTTCACCCATCGAGTCTGCTACCATAGATTGGGATACGAACGCATTAGGTCTATACCAAGCGTCTGTCTGAGCTGTTAACTCAAGAGCAGAACCTTTCAACTGACCAAATTCAGCATCTAACATACGAACAAAAGTATTAAGATAGATACCGCCATCTACTTCGGTTGGTGAAGAAAGTTGGTTAAGAACATAAATAGAAAGTAAGCCATTATGGTGTCCATTTATTGGATCTTTAGTCTCAACCGTGGTACTAGTGGAATCAGTAGGAGTAGTGTTACCCCATTCCAGAGTGCCATTTATAGTATCGACTTGAAGAAAAGGAACGTCCTGATTCATTCCTATCCTAACTGTAAATTCTGTTTGTTCAGACAGGTCAATGATTTTCGTCATCGGTGCTGCCCATGCCGGATATTGTGCTCCGGCCGCATCTGCATGTGGATCATAAACTATTCTTAAACGACCTTTGTGATATTTCGAGCAGGCAACTACGAATCTATATTCCATAGTTCCTCTCCAATATTGAAATAACTGACTAACATGAGCCATAGGTGTTAAGTGATAGTAATCAGTGGAAACTATTCGTTCTTTCGTAAACTGAACGGGAGTTACCAAACTTCTGAAAATTGCCTTTTCGGGCAAGTCAGTATAAGTCCACTTAGCTTTGCAAATATATGATTCTCTCGCGCAAATGTTAGCTATAGACATCTCGTCTTCAGCTGGCGTAGAACCGCATATCGCGGGATCAATGGATAATTCCTGTTTAGGATCCAATGTCAATTTGTCAACTAGAGCAGTTCCAGAGGCAACCGATAATTCCCCGACCGGTTTTGGTTTATAATACCTCCTTGTCTCTAAACTAGCTGGTTGCGAATAGCCAAAAGCTCTTGCAACTTTTGAAATTCCAGTTGCTGCCATTTGTGTAGCGGTAGCATATTTCCCTATTAATGGAACTTCAGTGAGAGCACCAGCAGCTTTCGCTACGGCACTCGCAGGTGTGGAAATTAATCCCTTATTGTTTTCTTCATACTCGTCAGATTTTGCCTGGGACACAAAATTCGTTGGACCAGATAGCTTAACATCACTCAGCCAGGCTGTGATCGTAATACTAACTTGTCGTCCCGAAGTGCCTTGAGCATTATCTAAGACTTGATAAGAAGAAAGGATAAGTTCTCCGATATTCTTTAAATCATTATCATTTCCAATATCCAGAAAATTCTTATCCCAAACAAAAGGAATAGTCATTTCTCCACCCATGTTTTCAGTCGGATTTATCTCTATGTGAGGTCGTTGTGAAAATCGTATATTATCTACAAAAGGTGCATTACCTGGCGATCTGATAAGCTCTGTTCCGTCCCCCTTAAGAGGTCGCCAACAAAGCAAAGCCCTACCATAATGAAATGGTGAAGCATTTATCATCGCTTTTATGTGCATATTACCGGAAATCCACGAATAATTCGCAACTTTTCTTGCTATAACGGTATCGCGTAAATAGGAAAACCAAGGATACATATCAGTAACGCGTAAAGCATCACCTTCAGTCCATGTTGGCTCCCATAACTTGACGGGTCTAGACAAGAAGTTTTTGAGATCATTCACTTCTTCCACTCCATCAGATCGAAGAGCATCCCACGTAGAACTCTCACCCTCTATATCTTGGGCTGTAGTAGACTGCAAGTTCGTGTGTTCAGACTGTGAAACATAAATGTAACACTCTTCGTCTGTCTTAACGCTGGACGATTCGGCTCCAGTAACCATCGAATAATTAATATCATTTATAAAATTTGTTTGAGTGGTTGAGTATTTACAAGCACAAACATTCCAGATCAACCAAATGGAAATGTGCTCAGGGTTTTTATACAAGATATGCAGCTATATAATTCAAAAGAACCTAAAAACTTAATACAATATACTAAATCGTGTCATAAATTGTTCTCCTCCGGCGTACCTTTGGGTCAGGAGAGGACCCCCATTAGTTTTGCGACATAGGAGGTCGAGGCTCGCATGCGAGCACATCCTCTAAAAGCTTCTTTTTCCGACCAGAAGCTCTTGTCAATTGCTTAAAATTTGTGAACCATAATTCCAAAATTTCTCTATGTTCATCTATTGTTGCATTATGTAAAAACGACTGTGGAGTCATAGCAGCAGCAATAATAATTGGTTCATAATCATGTTTTCCCGTACGTGCATCAAATGCATTAACGTAGTGTTGAAGGTATGCACTCATGCGCTCCGCTTGAGCATAACCTCTCGCCACTTTAGATGATTTCAATTCTAAACATACAAAAACAGGACGAGCAGCGTCGTCACCAATAACTACCAATAAATCGCCTACGTATCTATTCAACATATATTCCTGACATAAAATTCGACAACCTTGAGGTTTAGCTAAGAAAAGTTCTTCCTCAAAAGGGTCTGCTACAGAAATTTGTGTATCATGTATCAAAATTGGCATCTTCCAGTGTGTAACTGTAGGATATGGTATTAAAGTGGTGGTGAAAGCTGCTGTTAACTTGCGAGATTGAGAATCCCACAAATCATCGCCTTCTGCAAATACTTCATTATTCAACTTCCAATTCGCTTCTCTTACTTCAAAAGTATCAGCAAATTGGCCCGACATAAAATTGGTCCAACCTAAGTTGTCAACTACTTGTTTCATTTGTGCATGCCTCATATTGAAATGGTCTTTTCCATAAAACCACCATTCTCTAAGAGCACCCTCAATACAAGCAATAGCAACTTCTTCTTGGGTTTGAACCGATGATTTTAAATTACAATGCAATGATTTAAAAATAGAACTTTCATCAAGCATAGCTAACCACATTCCTTTACAAATCTCACCAGATTCATTCTTATAACAATAGTCTGGTTCCCACCGACTCTTTCTTTTCAGAAAATCGGCATCCATGTGATTAATAAAAGGTACTGATTCTGCGTCTTTTTCTGCCATAGTATAATCTATACCATATTTGGCAAAAACGCGTTGGATTTCAGTGTGATTAAATAAATTAAAATCAGGGTGTACGGAGAATTTCACGTCATCTCCGTATGACATAAGGGCAACAGCATCACTAAATTTGCCTTTATAAGTTGGATATAATTCGCGGAATACGCATCTATGATATAAAGAATTAACAATGGAGTTGGTATAAACAGTCAAATTCTGACCAGACGGGTTAGACCCATAAAGCTGAATCAACTCTCCATTTAAACTCATCACAGGATACGCAATCTCTGTAACGCAGCCATTCATAATACTTAAATCTTCATCTGTATAACCTGCTTTTCTTCCAATATGTTCAAAAACCTTATTTGAAAGAAGAATCATCCTAGCAGACATATGTTGATCATAAGCCTTAAAATCTCCGGCTACAATACGATCTTCGCCAAACCTAATCATGTATTCATTCAGTTCATGCCATCCTCTGCCTTGGGCATTGATCCCAACAGCACACTCAGATGTTTTAGAACTCATCGACAAAAACTGGCACATAGTAAGATAGTATTTACGAATATTTACTTGCAAAGCAGCAGGAGCTGCTTGAAAGCAACGAACTTTATCTTTTGACAATTTAGTGGGTTCGTCTTTAGTACAAGTTTTAAAAACTGAATAAGTACGTTGACCCTCTAACCAAGTTTTTCTTGCTTCAGCCGCAATTCGCATGGTATCATCATCTAAAATCCTTGGAACAGTAACATTTTCATGCGGTTCTTCCAATTCAATCATGAATTCTTCCTTGCTTTTATTAATAGGCCATCCCATCGAAGTTCCTGGTTTCATTCCTCCACAGAAATTCATACCATCTAATCCTGAAACGGTCTCAACATCATCCAAAACCTTAACGTCTTGCAATAATTTCTTACCGTAATCAGATGCACAGAGTCTATCAATGCCACTCACATAATCTTTGAGGGCCCACTCTAACACATCTGCAGGAAACTCCTGATATGCATTCCCGGCTCCTTCCAAATATTTCTGATAAGGTTGCCAGTCAGGACACCTCTCGCCAACAATTCTACAATTGGCAGGAGGTCCATACTCATTAGCAACTCCTGTAACTTCCGTAACAGCATCAGAAGCTGGTGACTTCATAACAGCAGTCTTTGGTCGCACTTTTCCCATTTCCATGGTACCGAAATGTTGCAATTGCGCATTCGTTTGATACTTAGTAGGACTCCTTCCTGATATAAAATCATTGGGAGTATAATCAATACCATAAGATTGCGTTTCCATAAGTCCCATAGACTTAGGAATAACAACGTGATCACGACTTTTCAACTCGTTAATTGCTGTCAACAAATCTCCTCTTGAAACACACGTAATAGCTCCGCGAGAAGTATTTGGAATACCAGCGGCATGAAATCCAATAATCATTGCACTCTTCTTAATTGAAATATGAGTAGTAAAACATTGACCATGGAAAGTAGGTACAGAATAATTTACCAAACCACCTAGGAATTTCGCCTTCCCAGTGTTAATGGCCTTAAATGAATCTAACCTATGTTTCTCTTGATACAACGTTCCGTCGTCTTCTCTTCGAATAGAATGAGTCAACAGAGTTGAATTAACACGCTTTTCTGGGAATAAATCCAAGATATTCTTTCTATCGCCTAGTCTGGGTACATAAACTACTGCCATATCCAATTCCGGCATACGATAAACATCCTTGGGATGAATCTTGCAGGAAAAGTTAGCAGAATCTAATTTGCCCTTTTCAGTGCGACGAATAGTAACTTGGGTATATTCATCAGCAACAACATGATTGGGGACAGCTAGCAAGGCAGATCCTAAAATAAGACCTTGACAACTTTCCCTACCATATGTAACCAACACCTGATTGTGATCTAGAACATTTTGTAATTGTTCTGGACTGCAATCTTTAGTTGCGGGTTCTGGCAACGGTACAGGTGCTACCTCCAACCAAGGGTTTTGTTTCTCCATGTGAACAGAAAATTCATTACCTTGGGATTCGGCTTTCTTCACAGAATATTTTGGTTCTGATGTTAAATACTTCATAGCCATATAAACCATGTAGAGAGCTACAATGGCAGCAAAGAAAACAAACAAGAGCTTACCCCTCGAAATATCTGCATCTCTAATGTTCTTAAAAACTGTCGGCATGTAATCTCGTGCCTGTGTTAACTTAGAAATAAGAAAATGTTTTCTCGCCAAAAGTGTTGCTGAAAACCCAACAAAACATGCGCCTATTGCAGACAAAATATTGAGTGGGTTCAAGCCAGCAGAAGTAGCGGCTGCTAATAACCAATAAGAAAGAGAATGTTTGATAAAATCTTTCGAATTCATAACAGTAACTAACCACTGCGTTGAAAATTTATTCCACATACTAGCAGGAATCCAATTCGTAGGTTGTGTCAATCCGTCGCCCAATTTCTTTAGCTCAGTGTAATAAGCATTAAATTGTGTACGCGACAAAGAAGGTACCTCTCTTGCGTCATCTGGCAAGGTTGGTTCAACATAAATTCTCGAAGTGTGTTCTATAGCTTCGGAGGGAACAGTAGGCTCAATGTGAACCTTAGATGTATGTTCGATCGCCTCCTCAGGAACAACTGGTTCCGATTGTGAAGTAAAAGTTCTTGGTGAATAATACATTTGTTGATGTTGTGGACGTAATATCATTTCAAATAAATTCTTATAAAACTTAAAGAAAGCTGGTGGTCCCATAACTGTCAAGTAATGTCCAAAGTAAATATAAAGTAAAGCCGGAACAGCTTTAGACGGAAAACCTCCTGTAAGTAACAATAAGGCATAAATCCATCCATGGTCCGGTAATATCTTGTTCCATTTAACAGTGTAATTCTTAAAAGCAATGAGATACCACAAAAGTGGGTACAAAATTAAGCTGAAATCAGCTACAAGGTGTTCCCACCAATAAAATCTGTCTTCGGGGGCATTATCGCAGCCCGATTCCACAACATAAGATTGAGATTGGAAGATGGAAGGTTGCTCCTTGTCCTCATCACAAGGCAAGCAATAAACTTCGTCATCATCCATTGGGAGATTTGGGATCTCAGGGATATCATCATCTTCGTCTTCTTCATCTTCAGCTTCATCCTGTTCTTGTTCAGTTCTGCTAATAAGTTCAGGGACATCATCGCAATCTTCTTCCTCTTCGGTTTTCTTGATTACGTTGCACCTGCAATGATCGCAGTAATATGGCATATCTCCGTGTTCACACAAGGTGTTCTCGTAAATTTGCTTGGATGAAGTGACAACTGACTTCTGAATCTCAACGTGATGAGCAGTATATTGCTTGAAAATAAGTAGCAAAGTCTTCATATCGACACACTCTGCTGAACGCTTTACTCCATCCTCATCAATATAAGTAAGAGTCTTTTTAGCGCACTTAACATTCTGGCCTGAATACCATTCATACACATGAAAATCCCACGCATCTGGACATAAATTTCCCTCTTTAGCGGCAGCAGCTAATTTTGCACTATCTATAAACTTCATATCTTGATCTTTCAACCATTCAGGCTTAACAACAGCCTTAACGTGAATCTGGAATCTACGAAGTACAGAAACGGGTTCATTAGAATACTCCCGCGCAGCCATGTCTTCGACATTAGTCGTTGAAGCCACAACATCGGGATTCAATGGTATTTTACCTTTCAATTCTGCCTCTGCCATAATAGCAGTACGTTGAACATTATTAATAAAGTTAATAACATTGACAGCTGGATTAATACCAGTAATCTCCGCTCGTCCATTAGCAAAGTCGTCTAAAAGAACAGCTCTGATATGGGCTTTGTAATCGGAATGATATTTATCCATCTCATTAATTGTACAGATAGAATTGGGGTCTACTTTAAAATCTTTCTCTCCTCTAGTGTAAGCTAATCGCTGCAAACTAAAGTTGATCAAATTATTAACAATAGTAGATTTCCCAATCCCTGATTCTCCATAAATATTGAAGGCAAAAGGTGCTTCTCGTAAGCCACCTGAAGTCCTCAACAATTGGAAGGCGGTTCGAATTTTAATCAAATTTTCGAGACTCCGCCCTAAAAGAATTCTATCGTGGACAGATGCAGATTTAAGTAATGTCTTACATTTGTCTATAGTATTCTCTAAACACAATTCAAAATCTTTTTCATCAGACCAGGGACAAGCTTCTTTATCACTTCGCCAAACGCCGACTTTACAAAATCAAAATTTGAAGTAATATTAACATAGTCTTTCTGGAAATCTAAAGCTGCGTCATCGTCAAATAACAACGGTTCCAAAGATTGCTCATCGAAACATTTATAACCACGTTCAACAAAAAATTTCATGGTGGAAATAATAGTTCCTAACAAATCAGTGACTGTAGCATTCTTCTTTGCTGCAGCAATTCTAAAAAGTGTCAAACCTTGAACTGAAGGTGCCAGAGTTTTGGACTCTGAAAGTAAACCAACAGCAAGGGCTGTGGAGATCAAACTAGAAAGCTTGGTCTTCAGAGGAGATTTCTTAACAGTATCCCATATACCAAATACATTGTCAAAAGGGGTAATCATAGAGGAAGATTGAGAGTCGAAGTCTTTTTCTTCTTCTTCTGAAATACACTTATCAAAGAATTTCTCAAGATCGGAACAACTAAGTTCAACTTTAACTAATTCAATAATTGAAGCTGCCAAAATTTGGTCCTTACAATGAGTCTTGATATACATAGCGATAGCAGCCAAGGCACTAGTCCAAGAGTTGCATCCCTTTAATGTAGTAAGTAATAGGAGTACATTTTCTCCATAATGCATAATTTTCTCCATGCCTGGATTTTCGACCTTTAAACACAAATCTCTCCACATATTCGCGAAACGTCTGGAAATACCATCGGTAACGTCTTGAAATTTGGATTGTGATTCGTAACCAGCATGTAATGCTTTACGACACCACTTGAGAGTTCGCTTGCCTCTAAATTGCTTTTGGCGTGCGATTTTGCGTGAGAATTGGCGCTTTCTACAAGTCTGAAAACGAAATTCTTTATCGGTAAGGTCATAACTTAAATCAACTAAGGGCACATTTTCATATACGTCTTCAGTTGGGTAAAAGTTAAAAATGGATTGCTCGGTTTTTGCGTTGTTTCCCATATTAAATGATTGTGACATAATTTTGGAAGGTGAGCAAATACTGAGTTTTGACATCCATTCATTGATTACTTTTGTTTAAAATAACTATACTTGGTGTCTCATCTTCTAGCGTAAACAATTAAACGCAAGGGCAATACCCCCCACACTGTGGTTCAGTGCAGAAAATTATGCAATACTAGAAAGAGTGTTGAATATATGTGTCAGGTTCAGGGGAGAACTTAATAACCTCCGATAGAATTAATATAGAGCTCAAAACAAGTCTTAAGGGCATTCGTAGCCATACAAAAGAGTGGTAATTGAGTTATAAACTATCGCGCAGTTAAACTAACATATCCCATAAAATGGGCAACAAGAGTTAGAATAAATTACTAATAATAATAATTGAATGAGCAGGGACAGACAGAGAATCGACCGTATTAAAATCAATTCAGTTCCCTTCACACATTTCTATAATAAATAAATAAAATTTACTAGGCACAAGGCCTAGATGGTAAAAAGATTACCTTAGTGTAGAAGTTTTGTGAAAACTTGCTAAAAACTAAAAGTTGTTGGTTGTTAGAAATTGATACAATAATTAGTAACCAGCTAAAAATTGCAATGTAATAAATTTATCACGGTATTGAAGCATACTCTGAAATAAAACAATCTAAAACATTCGATGAAGGTATATAACCTTCATAAAACATTCAAATAATCGTCTTAAACAGTCATATACTAGCAAAGAAGTGCTAGATCTAAATACATACGTCCGGACAGGGGTTACCCTGTCC